TTGGTCACATGACCAGACTGTACAGCCTTACCGATGCAGAGCTGCCCAGAAGGAGCGTTGTCGGACTGCATGGTAGCGTTGAGGAGGTAGTTAGCACGGAGTGCATACACACCGGTAGCAGGGTCTCCCAGGTAGTACTTCAGACGGTGAGTAGTCTTACAGTAGACCAGGAGGATACGTGAGGTAGCACCAGGTGCAACCCAAGTATTAGCACCAGCATTGCTGCCACTAGTACCAACGTAGAATCCCCAGTTAGTTCCACCACGACGGAGGTACACAGCATTAGTACCATTGCTAGCCAGGGTCACATACTTCTGGTCAGCGGAACCTTCCGATCCCAGACCAACCAAGGTGATGCCAAGTGACCAGTCCTCATCAAAGTCAAGAACTGCTTCAGAACCACCAGCCAGAGTAGTGAACTCGATGTAGTCATTAACACCATCCAGTTCGATATACTTGTTAGCTTGGTTACCAGCTGCACTCAGCTCAGCCACACCAACGAAGTCCTGCAGGTCAAAGGAATAGACCATGATGCCTGAACCTAATACCAACACAGCATTCTGCTGACCGGGAGTGGGAACGTAATCGCCAGAAGCGACAGCCTGTTGTGCCTCGGTTACACTTTTAAAGAACCGAGAGAATTTATTAAACTCTGTTCCCAGACCACGCAGAGCCAGAGTGTTGACACCAAGGATGTCAATAATGTTGTTTGCCATTTGTTAGTTAACCTACTTGTACTTCTTTAGCATAGAGGGAGCCGGTAGCTAGACCAGCATAGATGAGCCAGGGTGTGTCTTCAGCGAGCTCTGCCTGAATGGCTTTCACATCTTTGAATAATGCTGTGGTCTCTTTACCGAAGTTGCTATTCGGAGACACCACTGCGACGACTTGTTGAATGTAAGACATAATTAGTTTACGACGATTGTAGCTACTGCACCTACCCCATTGTCAGATGCGCTGGGGTCATTACAAGTAACTTGAACTTGGATAGAATCACCTGGTGTTGCATCAGCATTGACCCTGACTTCCATCTCTTGACCAATGTTAGTAGGTGAGATGATAGCACCAGGACCACTACGGATACTCCAGATGTACATAGGATTAGCGTCACCACTAATCAATACATCATAAGTAATTGTATCCCCAGGATTTCCTGTTGTAGCAGGTGGTGCGATAGATACAGTACCAATCTCAGTAGCTACCCCAACTGTAGTAATTGAAGAGTTACTGGTTTTTTGTGTACCTAGTGAATCCTTACCTTGTGTTTGGAATCTAAGTTTATCACCAGGTAGGGATTGACTTACATTATAGGTAGGGATTCCCGACTGCCAACCCGTAAGGTTGACCCAGTCTCCTACACCACCTGGTTGTTCCTGAAGTCGATACTTCTCTGTGATAGTACCGTAGCCTCCAGCAAATACAGCTGCGTGCATAGAGATGGTTTCAAAATCATATACCTCTGGTGGATTACTGAATATACCATTCGTCAGAATAGTAGGATCAGTAATGATAATGGGTGGTGCAGTGATAGGTCCTACATTATTTCCAGATCCGTAAGCTGTAAGATCATCATCATCAGTAGCTTTAGAAGCAAACCTGACATACTTATTCTTATCAGCAGCCACAGTAGTATAAGTAGTGGCAGTTATCTCATCCCAGCTAGTGATTCCAGACCAAGCATTACCATCGTCTGACCGTTGCCATTGATAGAGTACTTGAACAGGTGGCTTACCACCACTGTACACAGCTAGCGTGCCAGTCAGTGTCTTGCCTACTACAGCTTCACCAGAGGTAGTAGTCTTAGTAGTGCACTCAAGCGGATCTGTCGGTGGAGGGACGGGAGTCCAGGGAGTCCCATCGGGGTTGATAAAATCAACAATTTCTACATTTTCACTGTAGCATCCTACAGGTGCAGGAGTACGGAAGTTCTCCACCTGAGCGATAACCACATGTTTCAAGTAACTCATATTAGTTAGGCGATAGCGGGAGCAGTAAGTGCAACAGGAGTAGACTCAGCTGCTGCCAGATCGAGGGGGAAGTTGTGAGCATTACGCTCGTGCATCACTTCCATGCCCAGACCTTGACGGTTGAGGATGTCAGCCCAGGTGTTGATGATACGACCCTGGGAGTCTTGGATGGATTGGTTAAAGTTAAACCCATTCAGGTTGAACGCCATGGTTGATACACCAAGAGCAGTAAACCAGATGCCAACAACAGGCCAGGCAGCAAGGAAGAAGTGAAGAGAGCGAGAGTTGTTGAAAGATGCATATTGGAAAATCAGACGACCGAAGTAGCCATGTGCAGCTACGATGTTATACGTCTCTTCTTCTTGTCCAAACTTATAACCATAGTTTTGTGATTCATTTTCAGTTGTTTCCCTGACAAGACTGGAGGTAACCAGTGAACCGTGCATAGCACTGAACAAAGAACCACCGAACACACCAGCCACACCAAGCATATGGAATGGATGCATGAGGATGTTGTGTTCTGCTTGGAAGACAAGCATGTAGTTAAAGGTACCACTAATACCTAGTGGCATACCATCAGAGAAAGAACCCTGACCGAATGGATAGACAAGGAAGACTGCGGTAGCTGCTGCAACAGGTGCAGAGTAGGCTACGCAGATCCATGGTCGCATACCTAGTCGATAGCTAAGTTCCCATTCTCGTCCCATGTAAGCGAAGACGCCAATAAGGAAGTGGAAGACGACGAGCTGATAGGGACCTCCGTTGTAGAGCCACTCGTCAAGCGAAGCAGCTTCCCAAATTGGATAGAAATGTAGTCCGATTGCATTGGAGCTTGGGACAACTGCTCCTGAGATGATGTTGTTTCCGAACATGAGTGAGCCGGAAACTGGTTCTCTAATTCCATCAATGTCTACAGGTGGTGCGCCAATAAAGGCAATGATAAATGCGGTTGTTGCCGTGATCAAGCACGGAATCATGAGGACACCAAAGTGCCCCACATACAGACGGTTGTCTGTGCTGGTCACCCAGTTGAGATAATTATCCCACAGTGATGACCGCTTTTGAATTGCAATAGTTGCGGTCATTAGTTAATGTATATCAGTAGATGCCAGGAATCAATTGACCAGTACAAACGTACGAGCCGATAGCCGCCATGACTCCTAGCATTGCCAGGCGGCCATTGAGACGTTCTGCCTTTTCGTTGTGAGGCAGACTGCCCTCATCGATATACATCTTGGGTTCTTTAGCAAAGACGTTGAAACGTCCGCCGTCTTCGGTGGTGGTGGTCATTTCTTTTTAGCTTTAAGTTTGGTTTTGTTTTGAGGTTGTGGCTTAGAGCCATACTTATCAGTCCAACGCTTGGCTACCTCCGGCTCATTAGCGAAGAGGTAGCGGCGCTGCTTCTCAGACTTGAAAGGCATTAGCCTTGTACCTGATTAGGGTTGCGTGATTTGTCACCCTTGATAGGGATCTTTGCCTTAGCTGCAGCACTCCGAAAGGCAGCACTGCTAGCTTGTTTAGTAGGCTGAGGAGGCATAGGCTGTGACATCAGCGACCTCGTGATTGGCGTGAGCTTTTGTTACCAGCGAACTTAGCTTTACCAAGCTTCTTTTCCATGCCCTCAGACTCATGACGGCGAGCCTTCATGGACTGGGATTTCTTGCCATTGCGTGCACCCAGTGCATCATCGAGGCGTGCGTTGTAACCTTGCTTTTTCATCATGATAGATCAGAAAGAATATTTAAGACCGGCTTTCACACCGGTAGAGATAGAATCAAAGTCCCATTCGTTACCAGAGATGGCAGCGATTTCGCCATAGGCATTCAGCTTTTCAGTCAGATCAACACCGAGTCCGATCTTACCGGAGGCAGCATTACCAACTTCATCCTCACCATCGACAAAGCCGAAGGCAGGACCAGCCTGGATGTACCAAGAGGCACGCTCACCCAGCTCTGATTCATAGCCAGCGTGAGTCTCAAGCAGCGTACCAGTGTAGTCCTTATCGCTGAAGGAGGAGTTGCTCTCCACGTTCAGGTAGGGACCAGCGAGGACAGGAGCTGCAGCAAACACAGCAGCAGTGGTGGACAAAAGGATGGTTTTCATTATTCAATAAAGGTGTTAGAAATTTCAAGACGTTGCATAATGTCTGCACGGTAGGCAGGGTCATTGTCATACCGAGGATCAGACATAGCCTGAACCACCTCAGCTTGGGAGCGGAAAGGTTGCACGCTGCCAACGTCCTGCGCAGCGCGTCCTGAGAGCATCCGTCCCTCGTAACCATTGTTCTCAGCGTAGGTAGCCATCAGACCTGCTACCATCAGTTGGATAGCAGGAGCATTAGCTTGGTCTACTACAGAATCAAAGGCATCAATGTATTGAGCATCTAGGTTTTCAGATGCCCAGCCGATGAGGTTTTGATAACTCTCTGCACCACCGGCAAAGTTCTGAATGTCAGTAATGTCTTGAGGATCAAGGTCACCATACTCTGGCTCAGCCATTTCCATACCGAGAGCAACCAGCTCATCAGCATCCATGTACTCAGAAAGA